ATATTTCGTCTTTGCAGGGTCCATATATGCTGGCGTCGTCATGCCGGCCTCCCATGGAGAAATGCCCATGCGGCCAAGGCAGCGCCGATGATCCAGCCGATGAGCGGAGATTTCAGGATGCGGTCGCCGAGCCCCATCGCCCCGATCCGGCGGCTGCGCTCCTGCTTCAGATCGTCAACGTCCTTTTCGAGCGTCGCCACCTTGCCGCGCAGGTTCTCGACATCGGACAATTGAGCCTTGATCGCCGCTACGTTGTCATACATCGTGTCCAGCTTGTGCGCCGTGTTATTGGACTGATGAATCATTTCGCGGAGCTGCCCCCGCATTTCCCCGAGAGCCCCGTTCATGTCATGCAGCATGGTCGTCACCGCGTCTGTGGTCATGGTTTCCTCGCCAGGCCAAAGGGAGGCAGGAAAGAGCGCCGTCCCTGAGCGGTACGATTGCGAAGCAGGGCGGGCCACGGACCCGACAGCAGGAATTGAGCGAGCGCGAGGACATACAGCGTCCACCACGCCTCGAATGCCGACATGAGCCCGAAGCCGGTCATGGCATAGGTCATCCACATCGCCGGATAGACGGCGAAGATCATCCACTCTCGCTTCGCCGCCCACGACGCCATGAGCGCGATCGCTCCGATGTCGGTCAGCAGATACAGCCGCATCGGAATCGGGTCGCCGGTTCGCAGCCACCAGTCCTGTCCAACGGCCCATGCCAGGAACAGGACGAGCGTCGACCGATGCGCCCACGAACGCGACAGCCCCATGGCTACCGCGCTCGCCAGCGTCACCATGCCGGCGACGAGAATGAAGACCTGCCCCGGAGTCATCAGTCTTTCTTCGGCGGCGGTTCGCCGTTGCCGCCACCAAGGGGCTTCGGCTTGCTGATCGGCTTGGCCTTCGGCTTCTTTGCCATAACTATCTCCAGTTTGTTGGCTTGGTCATAGGTGGGCTCAGCTCGGCATGTAGGCATCGAGCACGGCGTTGACGGCGGCCTCTGCGGCCGGATCGAACGCGGTCAGCACCGCAAGGCCGGCATGCTGGACGTTGTGCGTCAGCGATGCTCCGGGAACGCCTATCTGGAGCAGATAGGTCGGGTTCGCCGGGCTGGTCCAATCCCCCGGATTCGTGTCATACCAGGTCGTTTCCGGGATGACCTCGATATCCTCGACGTCGAGTTGCATCGTGCCGTTGGCCACGTCGAAATGCGCGTTGATCCGCTCATAGACGCCGGTGTTCGTGTCGGCGCTGCTGTCCACGGTGACGTTGCCGTGCAGCGTTCCCGCGATCCGGCGCGAGCCGGTCAGCCGCCATTTGGTGGACGATGGCCCGAACGCCGCCCAGACATTGGACCCGCCGGAATGGATGCGGGCGAGATAGCCGGGCGCCGCCGGACGCGCCGTCATCTTCCCTTTCCAGATCAGCGTGCATTGTTCGATCGCCTGCATCACCGATGGATCGAGTGGCGATGTCAGGCCGCGCCCCTGCCCGCCGCCGAGGTTGACGATCAGGCCGCCATCGTCCTGAACCACGCCGCCGCCGTTCGCGCCCGGAAGCATCTCGATCGACTTCGGCGTGAAGCTCCATAGGGCGGTGCAATTGTCGCTCCCGTCGACCGACGAGAAGGTGGGAAGGAAAAGCGCCTGGATCACGTCGGCATAGGGTTCGAGGCCGTCGACGAGGTTCATGAAGTCGGAGCAGCGCGGATGCGTCGCGGTCTCGTTGGCGGGCCATGCCGGCACGAAACCGTTGTCCACTGCCAGTCGAAAGGCATCGACCGCCGTATCCCCATAATGCGCCCGCGCGAACGGCAGTTCGAACGGCGTGCGGCTCGCCGCCGCTAACGCGGCGCTTGGCGTCTGGTTGACGAAAGTTCCTACGGACACGGCCATTACCAATCCCCCCGCTCGTGATTTCGGATGCCGTTGGCTGGATTGACCACCACGCCGGTGACGCAGATGTAGGGGCCGAAGGTGCCGGCATCGGTCGGCCCGTTCCGGTCGATCAGCGCCAGCGCGGTGCCGTTCTTCAGGTCCACCATGGAGACGTTGGACGACACCATCTTGGAATAGGTGCGCTGCGTCCCGTCGAGCGCCGCGCCAGTGCGGCTGACGCGGAACGGCTCGTAATCGTCATACCATCGGGGCGAGGCATAATAGCCGGCGTCGGGAACGTAGCTGATCGCCGCGTGCATCCCGACATCGTTCTGGCCGGTGCCTGAACTGACGGACGGCCCCACCATCAGGATACGGTCGCGGCCATCGCCAAGATCGATGTTGACAGCGCCGATGCCGATCTGCGGCTCGAACAGGCCGTCCCAGAAGCCCGTGGCGACGAAGACCCCCGCCTTGGTGATTTCCCACCATGCGACGCCCGGATAGCCCTGCCCGCCACCGCGCCCGACGATCAGCAGATTGCCGTTGCGCAGGGGCAGGACCGACTGCTCGCCCTGCACATATTGCTCGCCTTCACCGGTGTCCGCACCCTCGACCATCGTCCAGATGCGGGACCACTCGCCATCGGCAATGCCGCGCTTGAGGACGAACTGCACATAGTCCAGACCGATCACCGCCCAGCCGGTGACGAACATCGTGCCATCATCGTCTGTGAAGCCGCCGTGCGGGCAGAAATAATTGCGCGTCCAGGTGCCGTCCTTGATCCCGGCGATCTCGCGGGCATTGGTGTCGTCGCTGCCGGGCGTGAACGGGGCGCTGCCGCTCCACGAACCGCCGTCAAGGACCAGCTCGTAGAACTTGGCATTCGACGGCGTGTCGCGATCGTCACGCGAAAACAGGACGTAGAGCTTCTCGCTGACGTGGTTCCACACCACCGGACCCGCAGCAAGCCGATTGACCCCGGAACTGTCCGTCACCAGCCGGATATTGCTGACCGGCGTAACCACATCGCCGTCCACGGTGCAGGTGCCGTAATCGACGCCAGCGGGCGCAAGGTCCGTCGTGCTGGCGGTGGTGAAGCCTTTTCCCGCCATGTGGACGGTCGTGCCGTCATAGGCCCCCGCCACCATGCGGATTGCATTGGACGGCCCGGCGAGAGCGCCCCAATTCGCCGAGGAATTGAACATCACGCCATATTCCAGCGCCGCCGTGGGCCGTATCGCGGCTTCATCGTGATAACGCAGGATATCGGATAGGCTGTCGCCAGCCGGCAGCGCTACTGGACGCGGGTAGAAGGCCGCCGGATCGGCAAGATGGCCGGTGGCATAGACCGAGAACGAGCCTACTCCGGTTATATCATCTGTGAACTGGTTCAGTGAGGCCGCTGCTGCGACAGCTTCGTCGCGAGCGCTTTCCGCCGCGATTTCCGCCGCCTCGGCAGCATCGACAAGCGGCTGCACAATGGAGGCGATGCTGTCGTAATACCAGTCCGCTACTACCCAATCAGATCCATCCCACTGATAGATTGCATTGTTCTCTGGCGTTGTGTCGTTCCATACATAGGCAAGCGTGCCGTCATCGCGCGTCTCGTCGGCGTCCATGAGCGCCTTCGTCTCGAAACGCAGAAGGCCGCCGACCGCAGTCCCGATGACGGCCTCAAGGACTGCGCCAATAGCCTGGATTTCTTCCTTGCTGGGCTGATGAGCGCCCGATGCCGGAACACCATCGGTATTCCAATACCGCCATGCACTCAAGAAACGGTCGGTGATCTCACCCATCAGGAATAACTCCCGGACATATCTTCAACGAGACGAATTGATCCGGTAGCAAAGCGCGGGCCTTGCAGCGGTGCGGCCATCTGGCCGTCCAAGCGCATCACGCATTTCGGATCATTGAAATCGAGCGACGTTCCGGCGGCGACGGCTTCGCGTAGCGGCGGCCGAAAGCGGATCAGGTTGCCGCTGATCGACTTTATCTCATAGGTGCGGTGCCGCCACGTGAGATGATCGATTGAGAATTTCTCTCCACCGATCAATTCTTTGCCGAGCGCATCCACGTCGATCATCATTGACGTTGCGCGGAGCGGCGCATCGGTCGCGCAGGTTACGGCGCAATCGCCCTGACTATATGGCGTGTCGTCGTCGTGCGGCGTGTCGTCGTCATGCAGCACGGTATATTTGCGCGCCACAGGCTGATGCCGAGCGTCACAGATCGGGAAAATGATGGGCTGGGCACCACCGTCGAGTTGAGCGCGGGTCGCACGCCACGCCATCATCCTCGGGCGGCTGTTCAAGGGCGCGTTCTGATATTCGGCAAACCAGAAGCCGCCACCGTCCGTAGCGATCAGGTCTTCAGCGCCGGCCAGAGACGTGCCGCCCGAGACGACATTCTGCGCGATGTCGAACTCGCGCGACTGAAAGGCGAACAGGCATGTTGGAAATGTCGCCAGCATGGCGAGACCATGCCGCCGCCGAGCGCGGCTACTCTACGGACGCCAGCCTATTCCTCGGGTTCGGATGGCTCTGGTTCAGGCTGAGGAACTTGCTCGCCATCCATGATCGGAATCAGCTTGCCGTCCTGTCTCACGGCCCCGGCGATGCGCTTGAACTCAATGGCCATCATGTCACCGTCGCTGTCGCAGGGCCGCCGGGCGCGGAAGCCGTGTCGGTCGCATTATAGGCGACAACCCACCACCAATAATTGCCAGCAGTCAAACTGGTATCGGTGATGCTCATGACCTGCCCAAGCCCGCCGACAATCTCTCCGGAAATGGCGCTTGCCGTTCCGAAATCGTCGACAGTGTTGCGGAATACCTTGACATAGCTGAGATTCGCAGAGGACGGATTGCGCCACGTCACATCGGCCTCTCCCGCCCCTCCGTCCGCAGTAACCTCAGTCGGCGCGGCTGGCGCCAGCATAGCGGTCGACGTGCTCACGGTATCCGTTGCAGACCAATCAGACACGCGCCCATCGCCAAGGCGGTAGGCGACTGCAACATCAATTGATGAATCAACCGGCACGAGACCGATTAGCAGTTCTATACTCGATCCCGCCGCGATGTCAGAATATTCCTGTTCGTTCCACACCGTATCGGTGGAGACCTTCCACCGGCCGAACCATGTCAAGTCGTCTCGATCAGGCGCATCAACATCGACGAGCACTTGGGCAGAGGTGCCGTCGCTCGCAAGAACAGCAGTTGCCATCGTTATTTCTGGCGTTTCAACCGGCTGTTGGGCAACGCGATCACCTTTCGCCGCTGGGTTGCCTTCCTCGGTTGCCGGGTTCCATGCGTCAATATTAGGGTCAGCCGCCACCCATGAGAAGGTGACGCCGCCTGTCATCAGGTTGCGCGTGACGGCAGTGATCTCCGCTGGGCCATCAAAGAACACGGTCCCGGCTTCCTCAATCCGCAGATTGATGAACCGCTGCCCTCTGGTAATTCGGCCGGCGGCATTGGTCGTAACCGACCCGCGATAAAGCGCATTGGTGCGCGCCATCTTCCTCTTGGCGAGCCTGCGAACCTGGCCCCAGCTCGGCACCTGCGGATCAAGGCTCGACGAAAGCACCTGACCGCGCTCGGAAATATCATCCTCATCGCGCCATGCGTCCGTCTCGACCGTGTTATAATCGTGATCGGCGGAGATGTAGGAACAGATGATTTCATTGACGGCGCTGTCGTCATCGACGCCGACACCGTTCCACTCATAGGCAATGATCTGGTCCGGACCGATCGAGACCGTGGGAGCGTAATATTTGCCGGCATAGACGACGAGCGCCCCATCGGCGCGAGGCGCAATCCATCCGTCGAATGTCGAGAGCAGCGCCGCGGTGACATTGGCGTGCTGATCGGTATGGTTGTGCGCGACGGATGAACGATAGCGCGCCTCTGTGCCGCCGGCTTTCAGGCTGATGGCCTCGTCACAGATGTCGGCCGCCGCCTGCCAATAGGAAAGCGTCGGCGCGATCTTCGTCGCATAGTCGACCTTCTCGCGGACCAGCTTGTAGTGCATCAAATGACGGACAGGATTTTCCGTCCACGTCCACCCAGCCGGATCGCTCGGATCATCTGCATAGGGATCGGGGCATTTCTGCCATTGCGCCACGATCGAAGGGACCGGCACGCCATTCGGATAGGTCTCAAGATAGCGCTTGGATTTGACCGCCTTTGCCGTCTGGGCAAGCAACACTACGCCATCGCCGCGATGGTCGCTCGTCCATATGCCGGGCAACAGGCTGGTGATCGCCGCGATCGGCGTGCCGGGCGTGCTGCCGTCTGTCGTGTAGAGCGACACCGATCCGTCCCGATAGCGATTGTCGGCCCCGGTGTTCACCACATTCCCGGTGAGCGTGACCGGATCATCGCCAAGATAGTGAGCAAGCAGCGCGGTCATTTCTCCATCATGCACAGCGAGAACATCGACGGCCGTCCCGTTGGAGGCTGTCTCGTACAGGCTATAAGCCCCGTAGAGGCGGCTGACGCCGTAGGCGCTGACACGCGGCGGGCGCGATGTCTTGATGGCCGTGACCGTCGTATCCGGCTTTGGCATGGACGGGCCGAGGCCGAGCAGGTTCGCACCGGCCTGTAATCCATATGCCGTCACGCCGAGGGTTAGCGCCGATGTCACGGCATAGCCGATTGTGACTGCCGTTCCGGCAGCTACGCCAGCGCCGTAAAGACCGCCAATGATAGAGGTGCTTATCGCGGTGCCAACGCCTGGGACCACGTTGATGGCGATGGCCGCACCAACGGCGATGATGCTCGTGAGCGTTTTACCCAAGACGCACCCGCCAGCATTTCAGCACGGCAGCGCGTTCAAGCGAGGACGCGGCTATTCCCTTCTCAGCCGCGAACGCCCAGCGCTTGCCAGTGAAGATGGCCCCCGCTTCCTCGCCCATGAGCGAGACGACGCCGACATCTCCTTCCAGCGGATCATCGGCTTCCGGAATGCCCGCCGACGCCATGCCAGCCGAGAACAATGCGAGCAGACCACCGGCGTCCGAAATCAGCGCTTCGGCCTCGGCCTCGCTGGCATAGGCGCCGCGCCAATCAGCCATCGGGTCAGGCCACCCGTTTTCAATGCACCACATGGCCGGGAAAGCGCAGCAATCGTGGATGCAGCTTTCCCGGCGCATGGCCCCCGCGCGCAACAGAAACGCACCCAGGTCAGGCATCTGACGGCCCAAACCTGCGACTGGTCCCGGCATTGATGCCGGCAACATGCGAGAAGATGGCATCGGTGGGCGCGCGGCGGCGCTGGTCGCTATCGGTGAAGAATGCGAGCGGGGCGCGTGCGCGGGTCGTATCCCCAGCAACGATCGTCAGGGTGATCGAGCGCGTTATCTGCCCGCCCTGCGAAACCGGCCGACTGACGGACAGGCTGCGGGCCTCAAACACGGCTTCCCATTCGATATTCTCGATCTGCCATTCGCTATCGAAATCGATCCTGCCTAGATCGACCCTTGCCCCCTTGACCGAAGGCGCATCCTCAAGCGCAAGCCGCAGCGTTTCTTCGCTGACGCCAGAGAGGGTGAACGAAAGCCGTTCCGCCGTGCCGTTCACGAGCTGCTGGAAATCCGGGATGCTCACTAGTTTGCCGCCGCCGATGGCGATGGCATCCTCGGGCACGACAATATCGGCCGGGATCATGATTGGACCAAGGCCAGACCACAGCAGCGCCGGGGGATCGCAGGCGATGCGGACGACAAAGGATTCGCGGATGATCGCCATCAGGTGCCATCCGTCTGATATTGCGCCAGCCGGGCGGGCATGGCCTTGATGACCGTCGAACCCATCGTGGTCGCCGCCTGCTGCGCCTGCTGTGCGCTGATCGTGAGTATCTGGCGGGCGAACCCATCTGGATTGACGCTGTTGCGAGCATCAACGGTGATATTCTGCACTACCGTCGCGGCACCGCCGCCCCGGCCGGAAAGCGCCTGATTGCCAATCGAAATGCGCTCTCCGCGCGATACATTCGCGAATGGCTTGCCATTGAGTGACAGGACATTGTTGTCCGTGCCGCCGCGCCCGCCGATGATGCCTGAGCCACCGCCCGCGAAGCCGGGAAGCACTGCGCCAATGGCGGTCGAAAGAGCGCTGCCGAGATTGAAGCTGCCCCCGTTCAGGTTCGTGATAGCGAAACGAGCCAGAACCTCGGCAACGATGCGCATGCCGATCTGCTTGAAATCCGACCAGATAGCCTTGGTGCCGCCCCGGAAGGCGTCTTCGTAGAGATTGGCGAGTGTGAGGATCTGATCTTCCTGCCGGCGGAAGGCTTCTTCATCGTATTGGCGCTTCAGGTCGCGCTCAGCTTCAAGGCGTTTTTCGACCTCGCGCATGGCATCGTCATAAGCGCGGCTACTGTCGCGGTTGAAATCCTCCGCACTGGCACCGGCCTGCTTGAACACGTCGTTCGATACGTCGATGGCCGTCTGGTTCAGCCATTCCTCAAGGGTCTGGACCTGTTTGCCCTTGGGCGTCTTGAGTTTCGGCTTTGATCCCGGCGTCGCCGTTCTTGGGCGCGCAGTCGGCGTCAATCCGGGGATATTGAAGCCCTGCGAATCGAATGCGATGCCGCGCCCTTCTATCTCGCGGCGCGCCTGTGCAGCCGCGAGGCGCTGTTGAGTTTCCTGCTGGGCCTGTTGATACGAGCCATTGCCGGTGATTAGATTCCGAGCAAATCCGATCGGATTCAACGGCGTGCGCGATAGCAGGTCGTTTAGCTGCCGAACGCGGTTGATGACGCGGTCGAGCCCAGGCGTGTTCGCAATAGCCTCGAACGCCGAGGCCCCGGCCGTCGCAATATCATCCCAGATTGCCGTGAGACCTGCCAGGACCGAACGGACTTTGATGCCGAAATCCTCGGCTGATCGCTCAAGGTCATCAAAGCCCTGCGTTCCGCCAGTGATGAAATTCGCCAGCGCGGTCGAGAACTCGCCCCCACGATCGAATGCACCGAACACGATCGTGGCAGTGTTGCCGATCTGCGTCATCGCCTCGTCGAACGTGACGGGCAGCGTCTTGAACTCGTTGTCGATGCCGGCCGTGAATTTCTTGTCGGTAAGCGCCTTGAACAGCACATCGGCGGTGATCTGGCCTTCCTCGGCCATGGCGCGAAGCTGGCCGATAGGCACGCCAAGCGCCGTCGCCAGCAGCCGGGCCAGACGCGGCGACGCCTCCATGATCGAGTTGAACTCATCGCCACGAAGAACACCGGAAGCGAGAGCCTGGCTGAATTGCAGCGTGGCGCTTGCCGTTTCCTGCGCCCCTGCCCCGCCGAGCTTCAGCGCCTTCGTGAAAGTCTCCGTCGCCCTTGCGGCTTCCGCCTGCGAGCGTCCGGTTTCCTGCGATGCGCGGATGAAGTTGCCGTAGAGCTTGGTCGTTTCCTCAAGGCCGCTGCGCGTGTTCTGCGCAATGCGGCGGCTATCCTCCTGCGCTTGCGCGAACGATCCATATGTGGAGGTAGCAAGCCGAAGCTGCGCGTCCATCTGCTTGGCGCGTTCGGCCACGGCAAGGAATGCCTGCGCCACGGCAATGACGGACACACCAGCGAAAGCGGCCGTCATCGCGGCGGCGCTGCGCGTGACGAAGCGCTCGGTAGTGCCGGCGGATCGCTCGATATTGCCCATGGAGCGCGAGAAATTCTTCTCCGCCCGCGTGACGTTGGCGTTATACTGGTCGAGCTCCGCTTTAAGCTCGACGATCACCTTGTCTGCAACGACGCCGACCATCAGTGTATCCTCGCGATGCCGGCGCGCTGCATGGCGAGCATCCCGGCCTCCACTTCCTCAATGGACGGCGGCGCATCCTCGGCTTCGGCCGATTGCCGATGGTGGAACATCAGGGCCGCATATTCGGGCATGGTGATGCGCTCCGCGTCCGCGAGCGTCAGGCCGAGTTGGACGCAGTTGTGGAGGACGACGCCCCAGTCGATCTTTTCCGGCGCGTCTTTGGAGGCGGGCTTTTTTTTTGAGCCTCGATCGCCGGCTCATAGCCGACATACAGCGCCATGATGATCGCGCGTGCAGTGATCGCGGTTTCAGCGAGAGGCCGGCCGTCGACATAGCCATCGATCAGCGAGTTGGCCTTCAACGCCGATACTTCGACGGGCACGCCCGAGACCATCCCCTTGCCACCGCCGATCAAACCCTGTCGGATGACCTCGACGACATCCTGAATGCCGAAGCCGCCATGAAGCAGACGATGGCGCACCGCATCGATGGGGCCGGCCTTTGCCTCGATTTCGACGATGCGTTTGATGGGCAGCCTGAACAGATATTCGCCGTCCGCGAATGCAAGGCTGATCTCGGTCTGCATGGTCGGACGGTATGGCCGCACCCGACCGATGCTCTACGGACGCCAGCGCTAGCGTGGCGCATTCAGGCATGGTATTATCCGCGCATGTTCACGATCGCTTTGTTGCTTGCAGCAACACCGCCGGCCGATCGCTCCTATGTGATGGCCGACACCGCAGTCTCCACCGAAGCCGTCGCCCTTTGCTCATCGGCTGTGTTCGACAAGCTGGGCCGCGCGGACAATAACCCTGCCGATTACGGGCGGAAGGTCGATTTTCGATTCTGCAACCTGGGCGGCTGCGTCGATTCACCGACAATGACGCTGGAAATCCACGATGGTGGAGACAAGCGGACGCTACTGCTCTACGGGTTCAAGACGTGGCGCGGGGCGACGAAGCGGGTGTGGAAGGATTTGGCGAAGCAATGCTTCCCGGAAATTCGGGAAGCTCCCGTCATAAAGCCTGATTAGGTGTTAGCGACGAAATTGACCTTATCGGCACCGCTGATCGTCAGCGAAATCTGGAGATACTGGCCGTTTTCGCCGGTAATCGACAGGTCGGTGAGCAGCCCAGGCCCCTGATAATAGCCGTCGACAATCTCATTGCCTGTGGCCTCATCGAACACAAAGCGCCAGTTGCTCGGGTTGGGATCATCGAACGCTGCCTGAAGATCGGCGAGCTTGTTGCGGGCGAGCAGACCAGAGCCGGTGATGCTCCAATCCGTGGCGCCGGTATCGCGGACGGTGATCGGTGTGGCATCAGGGTCCGCGCAATCCCAATCAACCGTGTCGTTGGTCGCGCGGGTCTGCTGGAAGCCCTTCGTGGTGATGCCGCAAATGGCCTCGAACACTTCGGGCTCTGCACCATCGCCCAGCGCGATATGAACTCGCGTGCTCTTTAGCCTGTCGGTCGTATACGCCATTGGGTGAAAGCTCCCGCGTGGATTTGCGGGAAGGCTATGGCCATGGGCAAAGCGCCTCTACGGACGCCAGCCTAAAGACCAAGCGCAGAGATGCTTACGATGCCATGATATGCCGCCGCCTCTGCGCCATCCTCGATCACCTGGCTCTGCGTGACATGGATGCTCATCTGTGCATCGTCTTCAAGCGCAAGAGCATCGATCGCATCGAGAATGCGGACGACATGCGCGTTAAGCTGCATAGCCAGCTTCTCTGGATCGTCGCCGCCCTTGGTGAAGCAGTGGACCGCGGCAGTAATATCGCCGCCGGGCTGGCCATCCGTTCGCATTGGCGTGTTAATCATCACGCCGAGCCGGATAAACGGCCACACGGCATCGGTTGGCGTCTGCGACTTGTAGATTCGAGCTTCCGGGATGATCGCGGTCAGGGTGGCGTCCCCGCGCAGTGCGGCCAGTATCTTACCCCTGATCGCCAGAGACGGGTCGAGCGTCGTTATCATTGGTCGCCCCCAGCCAGTGGAACGCCAGAAGCGGCAGCACCGTCTCCAGCGCGGTTTCGGTCAAACTCTCGTCCAGATCGGGGTGAGCGCCCATTACGAGGCGGTCGAGCAGACGCCCCGACCACGCCATCAGATCGTTGACCGGAGACGCCATCGCCACCCGACCTATCAGGAAATGGCGTCTCTGTCGCCCTCCCCTTGGCGATGGCCGCTTCGCCGACTACGCGCCTGACCGTCCCTTCGAAGCCGGCCGGATAGAACGTAGCGGCCCGCGATGGCCATCTGTGGTTATAATCCGAGAGGAATTGCACCCTCATAGGGTTCCGCCTTCCACGACGCGCTTTACCGCCGCCCGGACGAGCTTGCGCGCCTGTTCGCGCGTCTTGGCTGCTGCCGGGCGCATGAACGGGCGTTCCGCCACCTTGCTGGTTCCAAACTCAAGCCCTGCTGCATAGGGCGCGCTGGCGCTGCTCACGGCGGTCAACGGTCCCGTCTTCTCCGTCCTGATCGAGCGGTCCAGAACATGCGTGTCCGCATTGGGAGGTTCACCAGGCCGCGACGGCACATGGTTCTTGCCGCTCACCGCGCCTTGGGTGATCGACAGCGCGGCCTCGGTCGAGAGATAATCGGCTGCGGCATAGACAGCCTTGCCCACTTCGCGAACCATCGCACTGCTGCGGATGCGCTTGAGCCTGGCCGCATGGGCCTTGCCTCCAATGATCCGAGCCATCAAGCGGCCCTTCCCCGCAGCACCCAATGGCTGTTTGCGGCGTCGCGCTGGACGCTTTCGATCATCCATGTTTTACCGGAAACGGTGATGGTCATGTCCGTGTTAATCGCGGTTGCCAAACCGGCTGACAGGACGATTATCCGCTGATCACCATCCACATAGCCATCGGCCTGCCGCATCGACCATGTTGCGTCATCGACCTGCGCGCGACAGGACCATGACCCGGGGCCGGTGTGGCCAGTGACGTTGCCCTCGCTGTCTTCGATCGGCGTTCCGGCATAGTTCAATGTCGCGGGCAGATACAGGCCACCGAACGCAGCCCCGAAAATCGCCTCGATTCCACCGTCGAGCAGGCCCATGTCAAGCCGTCCATGGCGGCATCGGCCCCGCAAAGCCGTTAAAGCCGCATCCGTCTGGCAACGCCCCTGTGCCGGTCACGCGCGGACCTCCGGCGCATGTCTTGAGCATCGGCCATACTTGCCGGCCATAAGCCGTCTGCCCATATTCGCCCATGGACGCACTGGACGAGCTATCCCCGCGCTCGATCTCAAGCGTGCCTGACTTCAACCGGCGGAATCCGCTGGCGCCTTGGGCCGCCATCTCCGCTTCTGCCCCGGTCCCGATGCCCTGGATGGTCAGGTAATGGGCCGTCAGCAGCATGGTCGCAAGGTCCATCCGCGCACCTAGGCACCCCTCGATCGGCTCGGTGATGAGGACAGCCTGCGCCGACCAGAACTCGTATTGCCCGTCTGTCACTGCGGAGAATGCGGGAAATACGTCGATGAAATCGGCTTTGGCTGGCGCGGAATAGGCCATATCAGCCCATCACAAGATAGCATTTGCTCGGACCGGTCATCGCCGTCACGCGAGCTGGCACAAACCAAAGCGGTTGAAGTGCTGCCACGGGATGACCAGTGACGGCCGAACCATCGGGATTCTTGATGTCTACCGTGCCATCAGCGTCGAAATAGACGCACTTTACATTCAGGGGCAGGTCCTCGTCCGCAGGCGTGTACTCCTGGACGAATAGTCCAAGCGTAAGCGCGTCGTTCGACTGCTCTGATACGAATTTCCCGGCCATCAGTCGCGATCCGGGCGCACGAAGTCCGCGCCGGCCTCCTCGATCTGGGCGCGCGTCACGGTGTGGCCGACAAGCTCCGACACCGCATCAACTGCCGGAAGCCCGGCCGCCGTCCAATGATCGTCATTGTCTGCGTCCAGCTTCCCAAGTGCGGCCTTGATGTCGCCGGCCGGCTTTGCGGCCGATGCTTTCTCGGCCCTGAACCATTCCGGAGCGAAGTCATCGGCATCGATGATCTGCCCAGGCTCCACCATGACGAGCTGACGACCGAGCCACGCGCCGCGCGGCCCAGTCGAGATGTTCTTCACCTTGGTCATGATCGTCTCCAACAATTAGGGCGACCCGCGATTGCCCGCGAGCCGCCCGATACCTTCGTATGCGACCCGAAGGCTTAGAAGCTGTCCCGATACACGATCGCCTTCGGCAGCCTGACCTCGGCGCCGCCGACATTCATGATCCCGCCGACTTCATAGACCATCGAAGATTTCTGGAACGGCGGAAGGAACTGATGCGGCCCCGGCAGGTGGAACTTGATGACCTGCGGATTATTCGCGTAGGCAACCAGGCGCGTGGTGCTGCCGGTGCCGGCCGTTTCCAGAGCACGGCTCTTGACGATCGTCAGCGCCTCGCCAGCGGCGTTGTTCGCCTGGAGGAACTGAAGAATGGTCGAGCCGGTATCGCCGACGCGCGTGGTGGCGATATAGTTATACGCGCTGGTCGGAAGCGCCAGCGTATCGGCGACCATCGTTTCTCCGGTGCCGGTCTCGACTGCGGTCAGCGCCTCGTTGATGTCACGAAGGATCTGATCGGCCGTCTTGTCCTCCCACAGCCGAGACGATCCTGTCCCATCCGCCGCAACCTGCGCGCTCGGAGCCGAGCCGTTGTTGACGAATCCGGTCCAACCCTTCTCGGCCTCACCGCGCGGGGTCTGGCCGTTCATGGCGATGCCGTAGATGAAGCGGTCGGCTGCCATCTTGGCCGCCATCGCCTTGTCACTCGACAGCGAGCGGCCCAGCTTGGCGGCGCGCTGCATCTCCTGCGTGTTCCACTCATAACCGATGCCGGCGAGATGGAATGCGCGGGTGGCCTGCGCCATCTTGGTCGATGCGTAGGGCATGTCGAACGCGCCGCCCGACAGGAACTCGGCCTGCCCGACCTGGTCCATCGAATAGACCAGCGTGCCCACGTCCCACATATCGCCCGAGGAATCGACCGACATGAACCGCGTGATGTCGAAGCTGGGATACTTCGTCATGTAGACTTCGGTTTCGATGCGGTAGAGCTGCGGCGTCAGGAAGGCATAGCCGATCTGAGCGTCCGACAGGAATGCATCGATCTTGTCGGCGAACGTCGCGGCATTGCGCGCATTGTCCGCCGCCCAAAGGCCCATGATCTGCTTCTTCACATCGGCGTCTGCCGCGAGGAAAGCGACCGGGTCGACGATGCGGCCCGAAGCGCTGTCATAGAGGTTCAGCATCTTGGTCATTGTCAAAGCCCCCTTCAGCGCTTGGCCAGCTTGACGAGCGCGCCGTTTCCGGCGGTGCCGTCAAAAAACCAGCCTGTCATGATGTCGTTATCGGTCGACGTGTCGACGATTGCGGACCCGGTGTCGTAAGCCTGCGCGCCGTCCGTCACCGCCTCACCGGCCGTGACCCAGATGACGCCCCCGGTCATGATCGCCACGTTGTCATACTGCTGATACTCGTCCGCATCGGTTGCCGCTGGCAGGCCCGAGGTAGCGATGCTGATGCCGAGAAGCTGGCCCCCCGGCGTGCGCGTGCAGCCATGGTCGCTGGTTCCGCGATAAACCGGAACGCCGAACGGGATGCCGGCGCTATCCTCGCAGGTGCGGGTGATGCGGTTGGAGGTTTCGCCGTTGGCGACCATGCCGGCGAAACCGGCTGCGATCGTATCCGAATAGGTGGTCTGAAGCTCAGCCATCTTTCATTCCCCTCAATACTGAGCCGCGCGCGCGAGGTTGCGCACGTCGGCGTTGTCGGACACGATGCGAAGGCCGTTATCCTTGATGGCCTGGCGAACCGGATCGGCCGGAGCAACGTCCTTGGTGAGCGCCGTGAAAGCGCCATCAATGGCGGCATCGGCCATGTCCTTGGCTGCGTCACCAAGCCGGGCGATGACCGCTTCCTTGCGGATTTCCGCATCGGACTTGCCATCGGTGGCAATGGTCGGATGGATGGCCTTGGCTCCCTCGATCACCTTGGCGCGGGCCGCGTCGCGAACGGCGATCTTGGCCGGGTCCGTGGCATCCGAGAGCTTGGTGTTCAGGGCGGCAATCTCGCCGTCCTTGGTCTGGAGCGCGGTATTGGCGGTGGCAAGGTCGGCGGTCAGCTTGCCGATCTGCGCGTCCTTGTCCGCCATCTTCACGTTGATTGCGTCGACAGCGATCCGAACGGCCTCACCGTTCGTCGCATCGACTTCGGCGTCGCCGATCTTGATCTTCATCGTCGTTTTCTCCGAGAGGATTGCCGCAATCGCGGCTGGGTTGGCATCGCAAAGCGCGAATTTCTCGTCCTTGATGCCGCATTCAGGACCAGCGCGGCCCCGATCCACGAGGGCAACGTGATTGCCCGAAATGCTCGCCTGCCTGGCCTGGCACTTTGTGCCATCCGGTGCGGTGAAATCGCCGAATTGAAGATCGGCGGCATAGCCGTTGCTCAACTCGCGCTTGCCGTCCTGGACCTTGGAAATAGCATCGGCGTCGGTCAGCAGCAGGTCGAAGGCGAGATAATCGCCGTCGCGCATCGCTCCCATGATCGTCCCACGAGCATGATCGCGCCAATTGGAGGCGGTGACGGCCTCGTGCGGATGATTGTCGGTGATCGGCTTCCCGATGAACGAGCGGGCCGATGCCTCGTCGAATACAGTGCCTTCGTCGCGAAGCACCTTGACCATGGGCTGGTCGCGCAAGCCATGCTTGTTTTCGGGGTCGACTTCGGAGCCAGCGTAATCATAGACGCCAGTGCGGGCCGCGCGGGCACGAACGGCCATGTAGCCGTCTTTGGTGCGGCGCGGCGCATCGAGCGTCAGTCGGTCGGCGAAATACATAGGGCATTGTGTGCCCCACGCTTTGGATTATGCTCTACGGACGCCAGCGGGCTATTCGATCTCATCCATCAGCGGGATATAAGCCTGCGCCCGACAACCACAGTAGGGAAGCTGGCCCGGCGTGTCCCCTTGCGGCGTCCCAAGCGGAAACAGCTTGCCGTCCCGAGCCTTGTGCGCGGCACGGGGATGCGCTTTTTGACTATGCCGCCAGCGATATTGCTCCAGTCCGGCCTCGGCCTGCCGCTCCATGTCCAGCGCCGCCGCCAGCTTCGCATTCTGATCCGATGCGATGCGAACAGCTCGCGCCCTACCAAGCCCAACGGCGTTGCTTATTTCCTTCGCCACGTCGCGCGCCGGCAACCGCTGCTGATAGCCCCGCAGCACTGCGTCAGATATGCGCCCTTTCGCCTGATCCGAGACATTCTGCACGAGCGCCACATTGCGCTGCACGAAAGCGTCGAGCGTTTCCACGATGCCGGTGGCCGTCATCATCGTCGACAAGTCCAATCCGGTTCCGGCCTGAATCGCCGCGGCCCACTTCGTGCGATGCCAGCGCTCGACACGGACAGCCAATTGCCGCAATGCTGGAGTGATCTGCACGGTTAGCGTCGCCAGAAACTCTCGGGCGGCATCATTGATCGCGACACCGATCTGGTCGGCGGTATCCAGCGTCATCCCATCGCCGATCGGCACGTGATCATAGCCAGCCATGATGCGGGCGCTGTTTTCTGACCATATCCGCCAAGCCGGGGCGATGATGCGGGCAAGCTCGGTTGCGTTCGCCTGCGTTGGCTGAATCGGACGAAGCGTGATATTCCGCCTATTGCCGGCCTGACGGGCCATGGCCGCGAGGTCGTAGGCCATCAGCGTGTCTCGCTGATCTTCGACTTCCAATCCAGATCAAGGGCCTCGAAGATTTCAGGTCCGAACCGCAGCACGCCATTGAACGGCTTGATGGCATCAAGATCGACACCATCAGGCACGCTATAGCTCAACGTGACGTGCGGCTGATATTCGGGCCAGTCGTGGGAGCCGCCGGCCTCGATCATGTCCTTGTGCCGATATTCGAGACTGGGATGCGAGAAGCGCAGCACAACCGCGTTTCCGCCAAGCCGCTCGATCAGACGCGGGCCACCTGGGCGCACGACGATCTGGCCTTTCTCATCCTCATACCAGTCTCGTCCCATCTTCATCGGATCGACCGGATCGCGCGAATAGAGGATCGTGACGTGCATGTCCGATGCTGGCAGCGTGCTATCGAAGCCATTGGATTTGGCCCACGCAATCAATTCTGCGGCGTTCAGGAGTTTACGCTGCACGTAGAGCGGGCGCGGCGAGGCATCGGCCAACCATGTCGCCGCGTCGTTCGTGGCACGGTTGCGGGCAGCATTGCCACCCGCACCGGCAGATGCAGGATCACCTCCTTCCGCTATTGACAGGATAGCCGATGGGTCATCGTCGGGCGGCTCCTCGCCGACAGCCTCGGCTTCCTCGATCGCGTCGGCTAGACCGGGCCAGCGCTGGCTTTCGGTCAGGCGATTGGCAACGACCTTGGCGATGGCCGATTCCGGGAATAGCCCGAGGTTGACGTATTTCGATACGCTGTCAGCTTCCTTGTTCTCGACTTCTGCCTGCTGCTGTTCGGTCAGGACACGGAGCGGCGAGAATGCCCACGACAGGCCAGGAGATACGCCCGCACTCGGTAGCAGGATGTCATCGACCCTCGCAATCTGCGGGCGAAGATCGGCTTCCTGCTTTGCGCCGATCGACTGGAAATAGTTGACAAGATCGCTTTCGCCAGTGCTGTTCTGGCCATCCGGAGCCTTGCCGAACAGTCTGGTGGCCGGAATATCCGCGGCCCCAGCCACGCGGGCATCATAGGTCACGATCACGTCGCGAATGCCGGCCCAATTGAGTTGGCGCTGCTCCCATTCATCCTCTTTATCGAGGATCACGGCCCGGTGAACAGATTTGCCCGTGTTCGTCAGCTCGATGCGCCTATTGATCCGCGCATCGCCATCCGGTTGCAGTAGTTGATCGAGCAGTTTGTCGAAGCGGTAGATATCGACCTTAGCCTCCTCGATCAGCGAGGCGAAGCCGGCGCTGGCCATTGTGGCCTGCTTCACGGCCTCATCGACGGCCTGGACGACGCTATCGCCCCAATAGCGGTCTTCCCACGATGCTGACATGCCAAGATATGGCACCGGCAGGCCCTTGAACGTGATGACCCTAGACGGGTGAATGCGGGGCTGACCCGATGCACCGTTGATCTCGAAATAGGCCGGCTCGCCGAACATGGGCGATGCCGGGTCCGTCACCATATCGCCCAGCCGGAGTTGCCAGCGCGAGAGGACGACAAGATATTGCAGGTCTCCCAAGCCGATTCTGGTCGGTAGCGGTATTTCAGGCCGGCCATCCCTGAGGCCAACCACAATAGCCCCTCCCCCGAGGCGGCCCAGCGTGAGCGCGGCATGCAATTTCTGCCAGAGACCGAGGCGCTTTTCCTCGGCTTCGATCTTCTCGATCTCAACCGCCTCTGCATCCCAATCACGGCCGGCGCGGGTCATGTCCTCGGCTGGGATGTCGACGATCTTGCGATGCAGCCAGTTGCCACGATACGCAGCTTCGATCTGCTGCGCGCTCATCGGCATGAAATGCCAGAAGCCATGCATCGAGCGATCGACGGAGGTTCCGCGCCCGGTCAGGACATTGGCGAGGCCATCCCTGATCGCGACGACGTTATCACGAGCCGGGATTACATCCCGCCCATCGAATACATACCCGTCTTTTGGGGTGACGCTGCGGATGCGGCCGGACATGCAGCGAACCGTGCTGGCAGAGACGTGAAATCGCTACGGACGCTAGAGCACATCGAAAACGGACCCCCGGCTATCAAGCATTAACTCAGTGAGCGCCCATACCAGCGCGTCGGCGCGGTCTGGCGACCCCTCGCCGACATAGCCGGCCGGAGTCATCGCGCATAGCTGATCCTCAAGCTGGGCAAATCCGCCGACATGAGAAACCCGACCCTGCTCATACAGCGCTGCGATAGGTTCTGCGCGCGCCACCTTCCCCCTGGATGCAGTGACCACCTTGACCGGCAACGTCTTGTCCTGAGCCTTGATGACCGCCTCGACCATTGCACCGCCGAAGTTGCGTTCGGCGATAATCCGGTCTGCCTGATGCATCGTGAAGACTTCGCGCACCCGCCGGCCCCATCCATCTGGTGAAAGATTGCAGGAATGATCGTCGAGCACATAGCCTCTGCCGTCCACTCCGATTCCTGCGGCGATTATGCCAATGTCATCCCCGACATTGTCGGAGCCTGCACCCGAAGTTCCGGATGGATCGACCGAGATAACGATCCGAAGTAAATCCGGCGGCGATCTGAGGCGCGTGGCATCCAGCATGTCGCGCGTCCACAACGCCCCCGGAACATCGTCGAGCATCTCGGCGTAAAGCTCCTGCCTGCC